GTGGATAAACTGCTGTCGGCTCTCATTGATGGCGGCGTAGACACTTCTTGCAAACTAAGTGGTGCACCCGCCAGCGAATACAAGTGGATGCCCCAGGGCGACGGGCTCTTTAGCTACGTGCGGGTAGATGGGCCGCAAACTGGACCCGACATCGAGCCAAGCCCGACTTTAAAGGGATCCATCCTCGACTTCCTAGACAAAATCAGCGGGCGGCGTGCCAACCTGGCGCGGAGTGTCTACATCCCGTGGGACGATGAAGAACACCGGAACTAGGTTAAACTCGTGCCGGGGAACATAGACAGGGACAAGGTGGGCGTGCTACGGTGCGCCCATCTTATTTATTTGGAGGCAGTTATGGGAGCAAAACGAGGCAGACCGAAGAACGGCACAATAGGGCGGCTAGACAAGCCGATACCCTATGTCATCACGGCGAAGGGCGAAGTATTGCTGGAAGGGCTCCTGCGCGTCTGCGCGACCTGTGGCGTAAACCAGTTGCCCAGCGGCTACGTGTACGGCGAAGAATACTACTGCAACGAGCATATGCCAGAGCATTTCATGGAGGATTTCCGGGTACTGGAAGCTATACAGAAGGAGACCGGGGCCGTGTTCCAAGAATGGGACTGCTACTGGACAAAGTGGGAAATGGTGGGCGACTATGCCTAAATACAACGGCTGGCCCAACTACGAGACCTGGGCGGTCAATCTATGGTTAACGAACGAGCCAGATACATATGAGCGGCTAATGTCTATCGTTCAGAATTGCGATACTCTAGGCGAACAGGCCGTAGCAATCCGCAAATGGATACGCCCAGACGAAGGCATGGGCATGGGCGAGTACCGGGAGCAAATCGCAGGGATGTACGTTGACCTGTTAGCGTCAGCGTTCGACCTGGTGCAGTGGCGGGAGATAGTTAGGGTACATAGTGAGGGTGTAAGTGATGAAGTGGATAGTGGCGGTGGCGTGGGGCATGGGGATAATCTCTCTAATTAGTCGATGCGGCTAGTTGACAGCGTGGGGCCAGGCTTGGTAGTCTGGCCTCATTCTATTTCAGGCGAGGAGGAAATTATGGACACTGAACGAATCAAGGGCTGGTGGGTAGTGGTGGCGGTGCACGTTGTGGCGGTGGCGTGGTTCTTGGGAGTCATGGCAGTAATTGGCATAATCGACACGTTTGGGGGTTAGAACATGGGACGCAATACACCAACAAGCAAAATGACCGACGCCCAGGTGGTCAACGAGTGCAAGCCTAAACTGAAGGGATACAAAGGGACTGAAGGGAAGAAGTATCCTAGGCCGTGTATCCTCTGTGGTGTCCAGGTGCACGGTACGTTGGGAGACCTGGAGAACCATCAGGCTATCCACGTTGAGACTCAGTATGACTATGACAACCAAGCCTGGATAGTCAACGGGGTGTACGCCCGGTGTTATCACCCGGCCAGCATGGAATGTAATTGCTATGGCCGTCTCCACGAAGGAGAAAAAGCACCAAGCATTCACTAACTAGGGGGGTGGGTAGGTAACCATTCGCGGCCTAAGGAATAAAAAAAGGGGGGCAGACTTGACGGTCTTGCTCCCCTAATTGTTGAGTGAAGCCAGAATAAGATGCCTGGCCAGCCATGTGACTTCCCGTTCAACTCGACACGGTTGAGCATTGTGTGTGGGTTTCCCTCCATATTTTTTTGAATTTGGGCAGATCTGGCCCTGTTTTTGCCTCTGAAAACGTAAATTTGGGGCCAATTTTAGCAATTTTAAGCCATTTTGGGCCTAAATTAGAGCAAAAAGAGCATTAAAGTCACTTATATGACGATATCAGCACCTTGATTTGCTGGGGGCTCATAGTAGAACATATGTACTTTTCTCTCAATTTTGTGACAGGTTGTGTTAAGAGAGTCTCTTTATTACCAATTGCGTTATTTTTATTTTTATATATATATATATACTACTACACAGTATGGCAGAAAATTGAGAAGGGTATCCTTAGGTATCCTCTATGCTTACTTTAGGCCATTGTGGTTGCATAGTTGAGGTTCTTTATGGTATAATAATAGGGTGAGTGCAGATAGTCTAGAAGTACGTCCTGATAAAACCAACTATAACGGCCATGGTGGTCGTCGTGCGAGAGCAGGCAGGCCGCCTGAGCTAAAAGCACAGATCGCCGAGGCTAAATCTTTAGCTAAACAGCTACAGGGGGCTGTGCGATCTGGACTTCTGCAGTTAGCTGAGAACTACGACTCTTTAATCGAATTGGCTATCCAGCAAGCAGCTTTGGGAGATACAAAGGTGCTATTACGTCTTTTGGAGTTACCTGCTAAGATGGGGTTCACATTGCATGATGGCGAAGATGACACACCCCCTTCTATGCAAATTGAGGCTGCTTTCCGTATTAAGGTTAATGAGGCGGCGGAAGCAGTATCAACTGCTAACATTGTTGAAGAAGATATCACAGAGGGAAATGTAGTTGCCATTGATTGACGGTATCCAAGTTCCAGCCTGGCAAGATACAGCGCGTGAGGTAGTAAAGCACCTTGGTGTTACATTGTCTCCTGATCAAGCAGAGATCTTCTATGATGATGCGCGTATTAAGATTCTTTGCGGCGGTGAAGGCAGTAGCAAGTCTTTTATGGGCTCGCTATATGGTGTAGCGCGTAGTCAGCATGATGCTATGGCATCCAGTCTTCTTAACACCGGGTTTGGTAATCTATACTGGGTGGTAGGTCATGACTTTGAAACGGCCCGAAGAGAATTTGGATCTCTGGAAATGGACGATATGTTGTTACCTTGGATTCGTGCTCTTGGTGATCTTAATATCGATCGGACTAGCGCACCTGCCCGGTACGATCAGCCCTGTGTTCTCCAAACTAAGCGATACAACCAACTCTTTCGTACCATTTCTGGATATGACGCTCAGAAGATAGGTCGTGAGGAGCCAACAGGAATTATAGGTTGCGAGGTATCCCTATGGGGTGAAGAAATTTGGGAACGTTGTTATGGACGCCTTGCGCGGTTGTATCCCCATAGCTGGGGCTGGTTTAGTGGAAGTCCTGAACTTAATGCGGGATGGTTTGATGAGCTTGTCAATATGGGAGACCACGATAACGATCGTGATATTCGTAGTTATCATCTCCCTTCTTGGGCCAATCCGTCGGTGTATCCAGGAGGCCGCCAAGACCCGGCAATAGTGCAACTAGAAGGCAGTATGTCGTATGACCGCTTTATGCGGCGGCATGGCGGTGTCATCACTGCACCCACTGATGCCGTCTTGCCTGAATTTGATTCTAAGATTCATGTTGGTGACTTTGCCTTTCGTCCTGATCTGCCTGTGCATATGGCAATTGATCCTGGTCATTTTGTCTATGCGGTACTATTCATACAGGTAGTAGACGGCACAGTACGTGTTGTGGATGAGATCTATGCTAACAAGTGGTCACATGAAGAGATCATTAATGAGGCGCGTATGCGTCCTCTGTGGGCCAATGTAGGCCGTGGAAAGCATGTCATGGATATTGCAGGCAGTCAGCACCATGATGGAGATGCTCCTACTGCTAAGCGTTGGCTTGATGATACAGATATTCGTTTTAATATGAAGAAGCGTCGTGTTGAAGATGTTGTTGAGAGACTTCGCTCCTTCTTGACGATATCCCCTCTTACGGGACGGCCCCGTCTCCAAGTAGATCGGCATTGTGTCGGAACCATTGCTGAGATGGGTCGGGGCAAGTCCCCTATTGATGGTGTGCGTATCTGGAAGATGAAGAACGGTAAGCCTGAACCGGCTAATAACCATGCATGTAGTGCACTTGGTTACTGGGGATTGTTCTATTATGGGACAAGTCGACCAGAAGCTGTAGACTATGAAGAATTAGAAGACGAGTGGGGATCTAGCTCTGTAAGTAATTATCTTGGTGGTATAAATGATAATTTACGGGGTGATCCTTTTGAAGCTCTTATGTTGAGGCGTTCATGAAAGCACCAGAAGATCTATCTGAACTTGAAAGTATGATGATCAGCTACTATGCTGCTACTACCAAGAAACGAAATCGTTCTGATCAGATGTATCGACACGATGTAAGTGGTTTGATGCAGGTTCCTGAGGGTATGGAAGTCCATGAAAGTAGTACACCCTCATTAATGGTTGATAATCTACGTGATCAAATTAGGACTGATGAGCCTATTGTAACATATCAGCCTACTGGTAAAAGTCAATCAGCTCTTCAATTCAAGGAATTGGCCCAAATGTGGGCATCCGGGGTACTTCATGAAGTCAGCGCTAGTTCTCTGATCGATCCCATCCAGCAACTTGTCCATGACTTTCTTCTTCGCGGGGCTGGATGCATTAAGTTTCTCATCGATCCAGAGTATATGCTTCCGCCTGGGAGTGAGGAGAATCCCGATACAGGTATGTTTCCTTGGCTCGTTAAAGCTATCGATCCTCTCAGCATCTTCCCGGCCCCAGGTAGTAAGAGAACGCCAGCCTATGTCCTTGAAAGCCAGACCCGGACGGTTCTTGATATGCAGATGCATTATGCTGACCATTGGCATGATCCTATTGTACGTCGTGGCGGGAAGAAACGCAAGGCTTCTGACCCGGTAAAATGGCTTGAGTTCTGGTCTGGGCCTAGCTTCAAAGAAGGTAAGCAAATCGATCCTGGACAATATGTGGTGGAAGCAGATGGAATTAGAATCATTGATCAACCAAATCCTTATGGCGTTCTGCCTTATATCTTTAGTTATAGTGGACTAGGACGTGCAAACTTTGATGGTGAGCCTTCCCATTTATCTGAGGGTATACTTGATTCAGTAGTAGGTGAGCTTGAGGAAGAAATACGTATTAAGACCGCCTGGGCGCACCAGTGGCTATTCAGCGCTTATCCAAGACTCCTTACCACAGATGATCCACGCCGAGTTAGGCGTCAGTTCATGGTTAGCGCCGGGAGTGTCATTAAATACAATCCTGGTGAAAAACCTGAATGGATGGAACAACAGCCTCCCAATGAGGCTATGCTTCGGTTTTTAGAAGTTATTACGGCGAATATTCAGAGGAAGGTTTCACCGTCGTTAACTGAAAGGCCATCAGGTGTAGATGCTGGTATTCACCAAGCACTATTGCTAGGACAGGCATTAAAGGTTATTTCACCGATTAGACGTGCATTAAATATCATGGGCAGTGATCTGCTTAATGGTATGGCTAAACAAATGAATGCGTTAGGTCTCAGTATGAATGCACAGGGTGGTACTGAGAAACAAGATCGAATGGTTAGTGGTAAGGACTTTAAATCTTATACATTTAGAGTTCAGTTTGAAGCTATTGACCCAGTAGAGAATGACCGTAGAATGCTTGCAGGTCTTGCACTACGTCGTGAGCGAGCAGACGGTCTACCTCTTATTAGTAGGCGTACATTTATGGAGCGGTATATGGGTGGTGTTATCGATAATATCGATGATGAAGAAGCTCAATTAATCGCAGAAGCTGCCGTTGCTCAGTTAGTAGCAAGTGGGCAACTATTACAATCAATTATGCAGGAGGTACAAGCAGATGCTCAAACTGCTAATGTTGCTGCCACGGGCGATCAAGCTGCTGCTCAAATTGCAGGTGGCCGTGAACGTGGGGTTGAAGGTCTTGCGGGTGTTGGCGCTCCATCTCCCCAAGAAGTCGGGGCCATTCAAGGACAAGACACCGCTCTAGGCGGATTATAAAGGAGGAACCATGGCAAACAAAAAACCACGTATTAAACCTTGCCCAGGTAATAAAGGAGGTAAGTAATGCCTAAAGTAGGAAAGAAGCACTTCCCTTACACTAAGAAGGGGAAGGCCGATGCTGCGGCTGCAAAGAAAAAGAAAAAGAAGGGTTACTAATGGCAAACAAACCTGAAGGTGATGTTACTAGACAAGCAATAGAGCTAGCATCTTTAAAGTTAAAGAAAGCTACTGCGAAGTTGCGTACTATTTTATATACTGGGCCTGATAATGTCCTGATATCTCGTAAAGAAGTAGATAGGCGTGTTGCAGAGGGTGACACATCTCTTCTTCCATATGCTAGTCAGCGGTCTCCAGAAGGTGTAGATAATGCATTGCTTGACCAGATGCTTATGAATGGGGAGATAAGAGGTCGATAGAATGCCTAGACACTTTGATCCTGTAGCTATACGTGAGGCATGGGAAGCAGAAAAAGCTGCAGCAAAACAAGTCATCGACGAAGAAGACGAAGATAATTATGCTGCAAGTCTTGACGCCTACCCTGATTTAACTAAGGAGACATTTAATCTTTTCGGGGGAAGAGATTTAAGTCAAATGAGTGCGGATCAGATTAACGTCAATGCAGGGTCAGTCGCTGGTCAGCAGTTTGGGGCACAGACAATTAGAGAGCCACAAAATCGACCAGGTCAAGCTTACACTGAAGAGGGTGGCTGGGAAGCCTCAGATGATCCACACGTACCAGTTTATACGCCTGATCCTACGCCTGCACTCATTGGAACTGAAGAACGAACTACAACTACACCTACTGTAACTCCACCAGCCACTACAACTTCAACACCCGCTGCCACAGTAATGCCTTCGCTGAAGGGAGATCCAGATACGTCCTTCCAATTTAATCCCCAGAGATCATTATTAGATCCTAGTATGATTGCTGGTGGAGAGGAACGTGTCTTCAAGCTGCACTTTATATACCCAGAGCAGAAATCAGACGAAGAGGCTGGAAAGATATATCCAGGCCCAAATGATGGTAACTATGCCTGGTCTGGAGACTGGAAACTTAGCACAAAAGAAATGGAATTGCTTGAAGAGCGTCTTCGACGTAGTCTGGGGGAGTCTAGTGTTAAGATTGAGCCAGGTATGGAGGTACATAATACCAAAGCTAGTGTAGATGATATTCGTAGCAATTGGGATGCAGCATCTACTGATTTAGGTATTAGCAGTTTACAGTACGAAGATAGGATTGTACCAGTTTATATTATTAGAGGTTTAGGTGCGTTTGCTGGATCCAATTCTACTAGTGGGACAGGCAAGGGAGAGTTTTCTGGTTCTTGGGTAACTTTAGGTGATGGTGTTATAGAGGCATTAGCTGGTCGTAAAGGTAAGACAGCATATGAACTGGTACAAAATTTTGAGGATAAAGACGGGGATTTCGACGATCATGCATTTATGTCCTCTTATCTGGCACAGATGGGGACTGTACTACATGAAAGTCTTCATGCTGTTGCTGCTTTACCTCATCGGGAAGGTGGTACTCTCAGCCGTTATGTTGAGGATATTGGTGGGGCGCACGGTGAGGAGTTTGCTAAAGTCTTAGATGATTCTATGCGTGGGAAAGCAGGTACTGATAAGTTTGCTGCTCTAAACTTGATAATGAATGAGCCATGGAACTATGGTTGGGGGCACGAAGGACAAGATATATCACAACAGATGACAGGTGGGACTACAACTTCTACCACTATACCCTCATCTACCCAAGGGCCACTTGTTGAAATCGAGGGACGAGCGAAAGCTCCTAGTTTGTTGACTGGGAGGGAAGGTGTACTTCATGACAGATATCTAGACATGGACAAAACTACTCCCCAGCCTGGAATTATTGAAACCATGAGTCGTTCTACAAGTTCTTCCGGCATTGAGACCCCCAATTCAGATATTGTCACTGATATGTTTGAAGCAACTCGCAGGGTTGGCAGTTTTAGAACTGGTAGAACTAGCAGGACTGGCCCACAACGCAACATACTAGGTCAAGTCGGAAATGAAATGTCTGTAATGCCTGGTATGCAGGATGGGCTGGGACTTACGGAAGGCCCACTAATCGAAACTATTCCCCGGTTGAGAGGTCAATAATGGCTGTAATGCCTGGTGCTACAAGTAATAGAATAACTCCTGGTGGAATGCCAGATAGTAGGCAGTCACAAAAACCTGGCCCGATTCCCTCAATGCCTAAGATGGGTGCAGGTCCGGCTGATTTTGGTGTTAATTCTGGTGCACCAGGTGTTCCTGATCCAGGTGATCTTGAAGATCTCTTTTTAGCCTATACAAGTGGTCAAATGAGCAGAGACGACTTGATTGGACGATTGGGTACTCTTGGGGAGGGTGAGGGTGGTATTTTAGGTCTGCTTGAATCTATGGATCAGAATATGGAGGGAAGCCGTACTGGCATGGCTGACCAAGCCGTTGATGTTATAGACTCTCAGGGCGGTGCCGAACAGTCTACTCAGCCTGCAATGCCAGGTGGAGTAATGCCTGGTGTAGGTTTGGAAGTAGGAGGTTCTGGCCCACGTGGTGGTCAAGGGATGGGCCAAGCAACTACACTAGGAAGTATCCCTCCTCTTACAGAACCTCTAGATGCACGGCACCAACGTATTTCAATACTGCTACAAGGCTTTGGTTTGGAACCTGTTGATGCAGATCAAATGTCTACGGTTTTGAATCCTCACGTAAAAGGTCATAAGCGTACATGGAGTTCAGAAGACAATATGTGGATCGACCAATATGACGATCCAAGCCAGGGTGTATCAGGTACTATTGCCTATGACCCAACAATAACTGCTGAACAACTAAAAACTACCCCTAGTATAGTACGAGGTACTGGCGCTCAAGAGATGAGAGCTCAAGCTGGTACGGGTATGGCAATAGGCAGTAAAGGTGCCGCTAGAGTTGAGCGGTATGACGAAAGCCTCAACCAAGGCCGCGGCGGTACAAGAATGGTGGACATTGGGGATGTTGGTCTTCAAAAAAAGCTAGATACTGGTGATGCTGGAATGGGCGCTGCTGAGGGCGGTGGTACTCAGTTTGTAGAACAAGCATGGACTGAACCTAAAGCAGCGGCTGCCCCTTTTAAACGTACTGGACTTTTCCCCTCGGAATCTGCGGCCGGAGAATTCGGGGAGACAGACCCCGACACCTACGACAGGTGGGAGCTCCAACGGCAGGCTGAAGACCGGATGAGGGCTCAAGATGAAGCAGAACAGCGAAGACTAAGGCTTGAAGCAGAACGAGCTCAGGCACTTATGGATGAAGAGCTGTTTAAAAATACAGCGAAGTTTCATCCTATGTTTGGTGGCTCTTTTGATATTCGTGAACAGGGATTAGCGGTTCAAGATAAAGAAGGTAACTGGTTCCCTGATCAAAGCTCTCTTGATCAGTATACAGCTTTTCTAACGAAGGCTGGGAAATATTGGGATGGCTCGCAGATTGGGTTTGGTCGAATGATTAGTGGCCAGGCCTATCCTGAAGAATACTGGGCCGCTTATGATCCCGATGGGAACCTCCACAAGTTTCGTACCCAGAAACAACAGCAGGATTTTAGTAATGACGGTCGATGGCCTGATGGAACATACTTAGCAGGGTTTGGCCCAGGGGCTGAAAGGCCACCGCCTAAGGCTAAGGTTGAAGTAAATGATGAAGATGGTACAACTACAACTACTAATCCCGATGGTTCAGTAGTAGTAACAGACACAGCTACAGGAGAGGTTTTATCTGGGGCTCCCCTAGGAGGAGATCCAGACGTTGCCCCACCAGTAGCAGCGGACGACGATAGCACAGAGCCGTGGATGTCCGAGGATTACTTGTATGGCAAGCAATTGTTTACTCCAGGATCAGTTCAGTCTCGTAAGTACCCTGGGCTTGCAAGCCTTGTTCAAAGTATAACAGAGGGGGGTACAAGATCTGAATCTATTACAGCGACAGTTATAAATGCTGTAAAAGAAATGGAAGCTATAAAAGCGCAGGAGGGGCAAAATCAATTTCAAAGAATGCAACAGGTCTCAATTGCTCAACTTGATAGACAAGCGGTAACAGACCGTGCAAACTTAGATCGAGCACTTGCAACAGGTGTAGCTACTGGTAAAATTGCCGGGGTAGCAACTTTGGCCGCAGAGTCAGAAAAGAATGCTCAACTCATGAGGGAGTATCAGCTATCTGGTATGATGCCTGCTGACTGGGCAGGGGAAGCCGGTGCAGGTGTCAAAACTCTTGGGCGTGAAGAGATGGAAATACGCCAGCAAGAGGTAGGGGTACAAGCACTGTCTGTTGAACAACGGCGTGAACAAGATCTATCAGCACTCTTTGGGCAATATATCTCCCCAGATGTACAGCCTGTAGCAAACGCACTGACATTAGATGCACAGAAGTGGGGGTGGACTAAGAAAATGCAGGAAGCTGAACTGACTGGATTATTTCCTGATGGCGCTGACGGGATGGACACGATGTCATCAAAACGTCTTACATTTGAGAAAGATGTTGCGGCTCAAAAGAATACCTGGGAGACTAGCCGTATAGAGAATGAGGCAAAGTCAATAGCTAATCAGCAGGAAATAAATAATTATAGTATATCTGCTAATGAAAGTATTGAAGCTAATAAATTATCAGAAGCTGTAGCTGCACGAAAAGCAAAGTACAGAGCAGAAGAGGCCAAACTACAGTTAGATAAAGAGAAGTTGAAAATAGAAACTCTTCTCTCACTAGCAGAACCTGCGACGTTCCTCTTTGCAACTCGATTTGGTCTTCTTGATAATCTTGGAATTGCTCTTGGAGTGGACTTTTCAGATGAGATGTACCCAGGACAGATTCCATCTATGTTAGAACCTGGGACAATTCCAACGATGCAACAACTTAGAGCTGCAACACCTGCAGAACGTCAGTTAATGCTTGCTGAGATGGCTGCTACAGGTGGTTACTCAGTTGAAGAAGCACTTTCTAGAGTACAAGCTGGTACGCCTGGTGGTAGAGCTATACAACGACAAAGAAATGTAGCGGCGGTGCGTTAATGCAACAACTTATTAGTGGACTAGGTAAACAAAGCGCTTCCTATGGTGGCGACTATTGGAATGCAAAAGCAGAACAACGAGATAGGGAGAGAAAGGCACTTCGTGCTGGAACTATACCTATTCCTGCATCAGTTCTAGCTGCTAATAACCAGGTAGATGCTCAAACAAGGGCAAACTTGCTGGTTGACTGGCTTGCAGATAAAGATAACTTTCATCATATGACATTGAATACACCTGGTTTTGCGCGAATGTCACCTGAACAGCAGATACGTGAGATAGAGGGCTTAATGGAGGAAGTTAAAGCGGCACCTCCTAATCAGCAAGAAAGTGCGCGTCGAAGTCTTGTTAATGAGCTTAAGGGTGTAGGTGGACTAATCGGACGAAGTCTTAAGACTGGTTGGGATGCGATTAGTGTGGATACACCCTTAGATCCTTTTCTTGATCCAGCAATGGACTGGTCGAAAGGTAAGTTCATGGAAGTAGTTGAGCGTGGAATGCAAGAAACAGCCGGTACAGCTCTTGGTGTTATACAGAAATTTATTCCTGGTACACAGGATTTTGAAGCATCAATAGAAGCTGAGCGTAAGATGGCTGGTTTACCGTGGTGGCGTAAATACACAGGTATGTACAAGGCAGGATGGACAGACCCATTAGCGACTTCTAGGGTAATTCGTGAAGAGGGCTGGCAGGTTCCATGGTATGCTCATGTCCCACTTGAAGTTGCCCTTGACCCGTGGAATATAGCATTCGGTATTGGTTTTATACCTGATATATTACGGGGTGTCAAGCTACTTGGGCCTGATCTGGGTGGAAAATGGATCAGATCAGGAAAGGATCTTTTTGGGCCTAAGTATGTCTGGCATGATACTGATTTACAACCTGGTCTACTGTGGGGCAAAGCAGGTAAGATTATTACAAAAGAACAAACTGCTGCCCGTTTAGCAGCTCGTGAATCAGCACGACTTGCACAGGATATGGCTAAACTTAATGAGGGCCGCCAACAGGAGATGTGGGAATTATTCACTGATAACGTTATGGAAGACGAGTTTGGTGAGGCTGCTGAACACCTAGATCCTAAGACAGGTAAGAAGTTTACCGGCTGGCTCGGTCCAGAAGGTCAAGCTTTTCATTCTTATGGAGAAGGGCTGCCCGCGGGTGGAACATTAGGTAGATTTGAAGCAGCTACTAAATCAACAGAAGGAATGGCAGCAGATTTAGACAATCTAACAGGCGGTAAGTTTAGAGATACTGTAGATGCACAAGATGCCTTTAACATGTCAGAGATACGTGATGCTCCATGGCGTGAAGCTTTATGGGATGTTATTACTAATAAAGACATTCCTGTAGAAGCTATGTGGGCACTTAAAATGCTATATTATACAGGTTTAAGACCTAATGAATTACAGTATATAACTACGGGATCCATAGATCGGGCATTAGAGATGGCTGATATACCCACTCTCTTTGTTACGGTAGGTACGCAGTCTAGTCCCCGTCGTCTTACTGATGAGGCGGTTGAGTTTTTAAAAGAGTTTAAGGCGAGACAAAAAGAGCTTCAGCCACGAGATTTGCCAGAACCTACAGGTCTAGAAGCTGCCTTCTCTATGCCTGAAGGAGTGACGTTGAATGCTACGTCTATAAATAAATATTTTAGAGAGGCAGCAGAAAGATCTGGTGATCATGGTAAAGATCTTCTTAGGTTTTATGAGAAGAATGCAAACTACGCCTATGTATTTAGACTTTCTTTTGCAAACAACCTGTATATGACGACTCCTGGTATACGTCAAACCATGCTAGGTTTAGGTCATCGTAGCCACTTTCATACTGCTAGGTACGTGTCAAGTACCTTTTATAATGTACAAACAGTGGAAGAACTCTTTAGGGGTACTAGTAATATAGGACGAAGAGGAAGTAAGATACCTCCTCAGAGCTTCTTTCCTGCGGAAATAATAGACGAAGTAGAGGCAAATCTTGCAAAGAAATCTATAGAGGAGGGATGGAAACCACTAAGTGTCTTTGGTATCCATAACCGGCCCCCAGCTACTCAGAAAGGTTTTCTCGCATTTGAAGAGCAAAGAAATGCTGTACTACAAGCTCGTCTTCAGTTAATGAGATCTATAGTAGCTCCAGAGGTCAGAAACAATGGTGAACATATGGTATTTGGTATTCCTCCACAGGTAGCCCCAGCGACTGCAACACTGGCTCAAAATCTGCAAGAACTAGGTACATTTGCTACGTTTATTTCTGACATGATTATTGAGAAAGGGCTTCTTAAGACTTCAAAGGAGTTAGTTGACGTTACTAAGGGTGCCGATGTTGGCCTGGGTGTGAGAGTAGGCGCTGGTGCTGAGCCAGTGAAAACAACAATTAAAGAGCAAAGGGACGCTGCAAAGCTAGCTTTTTCAGCACTTGAAGAGTGGGTTGAACCAATATTAGACATGTCAACAATTTGGGCAAAAGAGATTGCCTTAGATCCTGTTGCTGGGGATCATATGGCTGATCTTTTACTTGCGCCCTTTCAGCAACTTGGATTTTCACAGCTTAATAAAATGGCTATTCAGAAGAAGGGTGGGCAATATGGTGGTCGAGGCGGCCAGAGAATGAACCCACTTGCGGCTATATTTGCTCCTTTCTATGTAGCTAAGACAACTGAAATGGGATCTGCTCAAGAGAGGTTGACCGCCTTACTTGCTAAAAAGAAGCGAACTAAAAAAGAACAACTTGAAATGGAAATTCTAGAAGAATGGCAGGGAATGACACTAGGGCAACAGCAGAAAATGGAGAAAAATGACTTTCCACTAAATTATATTATCAAACAGTCTGGTAGAAAAGGATTAAAAACAGTTGATGGTGTTAAGGAGACAGCATCTAAATCTCTCTGGTTAGTTACTGAGTGGCTGCACGCTCCCGTAGAAGGACAGGCAGAGAAATTTGCTACAGTTATGAACTTCATGAATACACCCAAGTTGGTACCTACTGCTGAAGACATGATAATGTACGGTACTCGTGCAGCTCGTAAGGCTATGATAGTAGTTCATGTAGATGGTCATGGGCCGCAAGCTTTTTATCGTGCTGTAGGCGAAGAGGATATACCAGATGGTACGTGGCTGCCTTTTGATGGTATTCATGTGTCAGATGAGTTTGTGTCGGAGAGTGGCGTGGGTGGTAAAGGTACTTTTGACACGACGGCATTTAACTTACCTGATAATGAGGACTTTGTCCATTATGGCAATGATCTAGTTAAGAAGATGTCTGAGAAACTTACTAAGATGGATCTTCCATGGAAGGATGCACGACGAGTAACTAATCTAGAAGAGATTAACTCGTGGGCTAATACAGGAGAGTCCTTAAAGCGTAATCGACCTTTTGATGATTGGACGTACAATAACCAGGGGGATGCAGTTCCAAAAGCTGGTCTTCCAATTGTAATACAAACAAAGCAGCTCGGTGAGATTACAGGTGCTAAAATTACTAAACTAGCTGACCAAGCTGTGCAGGGCGGTAAGATTGTCAGAGCCAGACAGGTAGGTGAGGATCTAGAACGCGAGATCACCCGAGTAGACATGGAATACTGGAACCAGTGGTTTAGTGGCCCAGTTCCTGAAGCTGTTATACGTAATGCTTTCCCTGGTGGGCCAAGACGATTAAACCCCGAAATAATGGCTGCTATGGCTATGGCTGCAGGGCTTAAGTTAGCGAACATGCAGATTGCAGGTATGACTAAGAAGCAGCTTAGAGCTCGGCTAAAGGTAGGTGGTAAGAAGGCTCCTTCTCGTGAGCGTCTATTTGGTAGACCCGGTAAACCTACTGGTCTACTAGAAGAAATTCCTGGTGCACCCGGTCAATGGAGATTTACAGAAGATGTAATGGAGGAGATTAGAAAAATAACGGATACTGACAACCCCGAGATGTCTGAAGGTTGGGCGTGGGCAGTAGATATAGATGAGCCTTTACAGGTTGCTGGTGCTGGCGGGCGTGGCCCGGGTAGACGAAAACCACCTGGCTCAGTTGATGATTTTGATGAGCCTTGGGGCGTAGGAAAAGATAAACCTGCTGACTGGCACACTATAAAAATAAAGGATGAGAGGGGTATTATGCGTACTCTGGGGGAAATCTTAGTAAACCCCCGAGGTATGTGGCAGCCAGGGATGCAGTTTAGTGGTGGTAAAGTAGCTAAAGCATTCTTTGAAGGCTTACAAACCTGGAAGCCTTTAGGTGTTGAGATAGGTGGATTAAATAAAGTTATACGCATGGGGGTTCCTGGCACATTTGGGGCGTCTGAGGCAGCTAAGATACGATGGAAGTATATGTTTTCTAAGAAACAAGGTCAACTTATCAGTAGTGATATAGGGCATATACTTGGTGAGTTTCACACTATTACAGGAATGGGAAATGATGGTATCTGTCTTAACTTAAAAGTCTTAGGTAAAGTTAATAGGTTCGGACAAGCTATTGACGATGTTGTAGGTTCCCCTACTTATGGTGAGGTCTTACCTAAAGATGCTCCTGGTATAAGAAGTCACCCTGCAAATAAGATTATGGAGCTAGAGTTTGATGATCTTAGAGTTGAAGACGAAGTAAAGGCAATATGGACAGATAGTCGTATAAATAGCATTCGTGCAGGCTGGTCTCACCAGAAGAATCTCCAGGACGCTTCAACCTTTTTGCAGACCCCACGCGAAGACCTGCATCTCTATTATGATGTAAACCATACATGGAAGGCTCGTGGTATGGGGCCAACACATATCGCAGGGGACAATATGGGCTGGGATGACATGCTAAGGATGCATGATTACTATCACCAAATTGACCCTCAACTATGGAAGATGATGGATGATGCTGGTATGAGCATGACGGATCTATTAACAGGTGTAACGAAGATAGACCCTAATTTTGTGCCATCTCTAGTTACTGACAAATGGGCTGGGTCTGCTATTGGGGTCAAGGTAGGGACTGAAATAGGAACATCTCCTACGCAGTTTATGAGAAGAGTTTATACCTGGCAAATTCAGGGCAAAATACAAGCTGGTAAATCAAGGGGGAGAATCCAACACGATATTTACAATGCTGATCCTATTCTTGCTATGCAAAGGCAGGTTGAAGCATACTATAGCTACATAGCAGATGAACGGTTTATCGATGAGTATACTAAACTTGGTATTCCTCAGTCTCAAAGAGAGACAGCTATAGGTGCCGGGGTGGCTATTAGACAAGCACTATACCCGGCCCTAGATGCTGAACCAAAGGTGCTAACAGAAAAAGTAAAGAAGGCAGCCGCACATTTTTATGGGCCAGATTGGGAGAACTTGTCTAAGATTGACATAGATAACAGGATTACTCAGCTCAGAGAGATAGATGCTGCTTACACTGATCTAAAGTTAAAAAAAGCAACGGAGTATATTGTTCAATCTAAGCCACTTGGGACTAAACATGACGTTGGTACGGGGTGGGCTCTTCCTCCTGATGCTAGCAGAGAACTGTTAGCGTTGGGCGCAGATGAGGTAAATAAGATATCTCAATTTGTATCTGTACCAGCGATGATTTCAAATATGATGCGTCTCCTGGCTACAGGTGCTGACCTAGGCGTTATGATGCTGCATGGGTTTGGTGGTTTGGGTGTAATGTTATCTCCTACAGGACACCTTCCTGAAACTATTAGAGGAAGACGTACACCCTGGGCTAGTTTACACATACCTTGGAAGCAACGTAAAGCATGGGCTCAGGGTGCTACTAATATGATGCATGGCTTGTTTAGCCGTGAAGTACGTCGTAAATGGTATGAGTCAACAGCTATAACTCGTGCTGAAATGCAGCGATATGGTGTAGCATTCTTCCGGTCTACCTTTATTGAGGATCTGCCTCTCCCAGGTATATTTACTCCGGCTGGTAGTAGAACTAAGTTCGCAAAACCAGGTGAAAAGCTTGTTGAGCTTGGTATGAAACCTATCGAGGGCTTTGGGTTCTTTCTTGATGTCTCTAAGACGGAGATGTGGAAAGCTAACCAACTGGGAATTGAGATGAGTGCGGGTATCAAGCGTGGCCCAACTAAACTCCGTCGCGATGAGCAGGGCAAGATGGTAGAGACTCAAGGTGACATCATAGAAGGGGATATAAAATTCTATCAAGAACAAATGGCAGATTTTGCTGCTTCATTAAATGCAATTCATGGAACACTAGAACCAGCAGTTGCAGGTATCCAATCTAAGCAGCGGGTATTTGAATCAGCTTACTTAATGTATGCAGCACTCTATCGCCGATCAGCACTTGCCCTCGTAAAGAACATGGTCTCTGGTGTACCGGCTGCTATTGGAAAAGCTGCAACGGGTGACCTGGCTGGTGCTGCACATGAGATACAAAGACGAAAATGGAGGCGCGGCCCAGCATTACAGGCAATTTCAGGTATGATGATGGCTGGTGGTATGATTGGATCGGCAATCAAGTTAACTGGTAATAATGAAGATGTTTTTGATATAAGCTCTGCAGATTTCATGTCTGTCCATGCTGGAGGTATACGAATAGGACTAGGAACTGCATACTATAGCTTGATGCGTATGGGTCATGATATTGTTGAGCAGTTGCAGGATGACCCAGGAGGACTTAAAGAGGTTTCTTTTAGTGAAAACTCTGTGATGAGATGGGCACGTTCACAGTCTAGCCCTACTACATCTTTAGGTATCGATGTAGTAACGGGTGCAGACTTTATAGGTAGTCCCTTAAGAGATACAAATGGTGGTTGGGAAGTTAATGAAATTGGTAGCCGTTCCCTAAGAACAATGATGCCATTTTGGCTAGAGTCTTCTTTCCATGCAGACAACAAAGAAGATGCTAGTTATGGTAGTTTATCTGAGTTCTTTGGTCTTCGGGTCAGCCCTATCTCTCCTTGGGGTAAATTGCAGGCTGCACGAGAAGCAGCTATTTTGTTAGATAATGACCCAGATCTATTAGCCTGGCGACGAGAGCAGGATAGATTAGGCTTACCTATAAATGGTAATACAGTACCCGTCCTGTATCTTCGACGACTTATAGAAAGAACACCGTACCTAAAAGATTTAGAGGAACAAGTTTCAGAGGATACACAAGCAAGAGGGTCTAAAGCTCGTAGAGACCAGGATGATTTTATTAGGCTGATTAATGATAATAAAAAGGATGCTGATGAGAAGTTAAAGGGTATCGCAAAGAACTTTGAAAACAACTTGCTGTCCGGTCAAGACTTCCGTAAAGAAATAGAGAAGATTGAAATTGAGCTTCGTGGGAAAAACCTACAACTAGGAGCATCTTATGAAGAGGTTATTGCGAAGTTTGATGAACGCCGAACAGGTCGCCTAGATAATCCTGCTGATATATTTGTCATGGATATAGCTTACGATATGTACCGAGCAATGGTTACTAATAATCCAGAAATCCACGATGCATTTGGTAACTTTGATGTAGATAAATTTAAAGCCCAAGAGGCATCATTTAGAAAAGACAATCGTATCAATACACAAACGTGGGAGTACATTCAAGCTCGACGAAAAGAAGGTCGTAACCTGCCCCAAGCTGTTAAAGATCTGAATGCAGCACGAGATCCAAAAACCGGGCTGCATGAATATTGGAACCTACACGAAACAGTTTTTGGCCCAAAGAGTTATGCAGCTCGATTAATCAACGAACACCGTAAAATGCCTACACAGCAAGCTAAAGATATGTTTGAGATGCAGAATCCCGTAGTTACACGATTACTTAAGACACTATCTAAAGCAAAAACTCTTTACCGAATGCAGCATCTTGATAAAGATAGGATGCTTGTCCGGTTCTATGACTACAGCCCAGTACACCCAGGATCGGCACGAGATATAGTCTCCGCTAGGCGTAATATACCAGTACCAACTTTAGCAGTCTAAAACCTTGACAGTAGGTAATAAACCTGCTATACTAATAGATAGGGAAGTAGGAATGCATGCAAATGCCCCCCTAACTACCCTCCTAGCTCCAAATAGGGGCGGGTTAGCGTTACACTCTGGTAGGGTTAAATCCCTACTAAGGGGTGTAGCGTATTTTTTTATGTAGAACGGAGGCCATATGGCAGAGGATAACCTGGCTGGAAACGCAAACCAGTCTGCGGAAACCCCCAATGATGCTTACAAGTCGTTGCAAAGGAAGCTAGATGCATCCAGGACGCGAGAGCGTCAGTACCAAAAAGAGGCTGGAGCGACACAACGGATGGAAGCCCAATTGGCTGCATTCGGGGCTAGCATGGAACAGATCTTAGACGTCATACACAACAATGGATTAATAGATGATGAAGATCAGTACAAGCGGGCCAAGGCTGGCTTTTCCACCAGAAACTCTAATAGCGATGCGGCGCTTGACGAGATAATGGAACAACTGCACGAAGCGGAAACCATGTGGGACGATCAACGTCTCAACGGCCCTCGGGAAGCATGGTCACGAGGTGACTACACTGGTGCTGTAACTCAGGTTAGGCAGATTCTTGCTCCCGAAACGAACGGTGTTCTAAGCGAGGGGCAGATTGAAGACGAAGTCAACCGACGTATAGCAGCCCGTGGTGGTGCCCAGGGGGTAGACGGAGGTGGCTCAACTGCTTCCTCCGATGCCTCTATTATAAATGATCCAGTCGCATTAAATAATATGCTACGGGGTCCAAATGGTCGCCAATATTGGAAAGACCATGGAGACGAAATTAAAGATAGGGTTTCAAGAGGCGAAATAGCCTTACCCTAAGGAGAACTAATGGCAACTACTGATACCGATACTACTAATCTATCGAGTAGCGTACCCCAGATGTACAGTCATATGACGGCTGACTACAGGGAGGCTAACTTCCTCTATGTAAACTTGTTTGACCGCAAGTATGAGGCAGACCTTAGTGAAGGCGACCGTGTCTTCATTCATGGTGTGGATCGCTTCCAGGCTGAAACAGCTTCACAAGCTAATACCTTGGGGACTGCTGGTGGCTCACTGACATTTGATGAGGCTAATCTTATAGCTCGTATATCCCTGATTGCAGACACCCATATATATCAAGCATTTGACCTAGAATATGAGGCGGATCTGTTTTCAAATATAGGTCTCATGGAGAAACTAACTAAGGCTAGTGGTTATGCAGTAGCTCACCGTATTGACGATGACGCTGCAGGTCTTATTGATAACTTCTCCCAGACTGTAGGCACGTTGGCAGTTGGCTTCACTGAGTCCGACATCAAACGTGGCGTACAGTATCTCAACGATGCCTTTGCTCCAGAAGATAGTCGCGTCTTCGTGTTCTCTCCTGCTGAGCAGATGAACCTATTTGGGATTGAGCGTTTTGTCAATGCTCAGTACTCGGCTAGCATCGGCAACGTCAACGTAGACAGCAAGTACAAGGGTTACGTTACCAACATCCTCGGCATGGACTGGTACATGTCCTTGAACGTAGAAGGAACCAACTCTGCTGGTCATGACAATGGCATGTGGCAGAAGGAAGCTTGCGCTACTCTTATCGTAGAGGAAAGCAGGCCCGTTTCTCACTATGAAATCGGCACCGACACCACCCGTTATGCAGTCCATGCAATTTATGGCTTCATTGAAGTCCGTGATGACCATGGCGTCTTCATGAAAGGCATGTAATTGACTACTACGGAGAAGAAAGCCCCGGCTGGCTTTGAGATCTTCTATGGAATGTTTGAGGTCACGCCGGGGATAGAGGGTTTGCGGCTGCAGTCTGCAGCGTACAGTCAAGTGAAGACGTTTGTAGAGCACTACCAAAAAGTGGGCTATGAACTTAAAAGCGAACCCCAGTATCAACTAATCCCAGAGTGGGATGTCCGTTATGTATCTGCGGGTACATCTAATGGTATCCAGCTTTGGAAGCCTGGCATGACTAAGGGGATGCCTAAGAATCATCCCTGGTACCAGGACGATGCAGACCAATACCAATGTTGGGCCTGGTTCTACAAGAGACCAGAAAAGGTACGTATGGAAGTACCTGACGATTACATCAAAAATCACGGATTACCAGAAGGATTTAAAGAGGTTTAATTATGGCAGATAGAATCGTTACAGATCTAAGTGACGTAAGACTACGCAGCGGTATGGGTGCTGCAATCACATCTGAGTTTCTACAGATGAACAGTTTTGACATCTGTAAGTGGGAAGATGACTTCCTCAGTGGAGTCCTCACGAGCAGTGTATATACTACAGCAGCGACCGGCTCTGGGAGCGCAGTTGCGGCTGCAGTTCTTGCACCTAGTGCAAGCGCAAACGAGTGGGGCAACATACGGCTGACTACTGGTACCACTAATGACGGTGTGTCATCTATGT